TCATTCAGCACCCCAAAGCAGTCAAGTTCCGGGTAAACGCGCCCACCTTTCAGCCATTTGACCGAAAGGTATTTATCAGGATTAAACATATGGCCTCCGGAATTAAGGCAATAAAAAACCCCGTATGAACGGGGCCTGGAATGTGTTTTACAGATTGTTCAATAAAGACTGGATATGTAAGAGTTGACTGGATCCGGTAGCAAGTCTTGCGGGTGGTCACCACCAAACGTAGCCCACTTGCTTTTACCAGTAATAATCGTTGAGGCAATCCGATCGTTGGACTCTGCGTTATAAATTGTGATTTTAACTTCAATTTTATCCGGAATTCCTGACCACTCGGTTGCCCTGTCCTCCCAGTGAAGTATTTGCGGAATAACATAGTATCCATGACTGATAGCATGTTTACTTTTCAGGCAGGTAATATCTTCACAATCAGCATAAATTGTTACGCTATCAGAGTGGCGCAAAAACGCAGATTTTAATGCAGTAGCCGTTGAATTTCCGGAACCCGCATATGTACGGGTTTCATACACGCCATCAGATGGCATGGAAATAGCAACTGGAGCATCTTTGATCAACTGCTCTGTATTGTTCTGAATATTGCTCGTGTTGTATTTAGCCGAACATCCAGCCAGTAAAATAACGGCAGAAACCAGCAAAAATCGTTTCACGTTTCTATCCCTGTCAATTTGAGGATTCTTATACTATCAAGGATTTTTTCGACTGAACATCAACTCATGTAACGAAGGCCTGGATAGAACGGGAGTGTGTAGCGATAGCGGGGCCAGGCGGTATCCAGAACATTCATGTATCCAGCGATAATCTGCGCCTGAGTCGCTGTCCAGTACCCACTTTTCACCTTAAGAGTGAATGGGCGTTCAGCAGGTGCTGCTAAATCGTTGGAGGTATATTTGCGGTAAGTCATCGTTGCACCACGAAGATTATCCAGCGCATTACGAATTGCTGTTGATGCCTCTCCATCGATATTACTTACTGCAAACTGCAGATCCTGAGTTCCGTCACTGTTACGAGCCGGAAGCGCAACGGCGATGGCGCTGGCAATAAATGTCACTTCCTCACCAGACTCCGTCACCGCCGTTACATCGTCGTAACCATCACAGAGATATAGAACGTCATCACCGATAGTGATCTGCAGAGTTTCAATAATTACCTCTTCTCCGGAAGAAGCATAGAGTCGATTCAGTATGGTCATGCCTCAGGCCACTCTCTGTTAAGCGCAATATCAATGATGCTGCTGTTGATGATGTAGTCCGGGAACTCCGCCCAGCCGTCGCCAAGGACCGGACGAGTCCATAACTCCAGCGTCGCGGAGAACTGCCAGTAAATCGGGGCGACCAACATCGGCCCCTGATAGATATCGGTGAACCGGCATTTATAGGACTCAACGCCAAGCGGAGTCTGTAGCCGCATAAAAAACCAGTCAGCACCGTCAGTGATGGTTTCGCGATACCAGGCCTCAAATAGCTGGGCCTGAACATCAGTTTCGAAAAACCACTGCACATTTGCCTGTGTCGGCGTGGAAATGAATGCCCGGCGCTGGCGGGCACGGCCTGTTGTCATTTCGGTACGCTTTAACGGGCTGACTGGCTGAAATGCATAGCCATCCTGAAGAGGCATAGGGAGATAATCATGAGGGTAGTATTTTTCAGCCATCAGGTAATTCTCCTTCCGGTGTACATTCCTCGCATCGCGTTACCCACCTTCCCGTTACCTTTCACGATCTGATTGGCGACCTGATCCAAAGCATCGCTGGTAGCCTGTTTCTGAGTCTGCGCCAGCGACAGATTCATCTGATCAGGGCTTACTCCCTGCTGAATATTGAAGTTCTGGTTGATGGGTGCATTCAGGGTCATAGCATTGCTGTTGTTATTGACGTTCTGCGCTCCCGTACCGAAACCTGGCTTACTCAGCGTTGCATCCAGAGAACCACCATTGCGCAGCGCTTCAAGGTTCGAGACGCCGATCCGGTTGGTTGCAGCCTGGTCAAAAACATACTCGCCTTTATGCACAATCCCGGCAGGCTGATACTTCCCTCCCTGCCCTGTAAAACCACCAGAGGCAAATCCTGTTCCGGCGATAGCTGACAGATTGGAAACGATGCTGGCAGTAGCTGCGGCAACGGATGCCATCGCCGCTATGTTGTACGGGAACGGGTTAGCCGCCGCCATTGCGATCCCCTGCTGAATGGAAACCAGAGACTGCGCAATCGCGAATGCCTTACTGGCGGCGAACGCTGCTTTATAAATCCCGGACTGTTCACCGAAGCCAGTCGCCAGAATCTGCAAACCGCTATCGATCATGGTTTGCGTCGCACTGGTGATGATTTCGTTTTTTTGGGATTCAATAACCTGGTTGGCCTGCGCTGCCTGCTGGCGGATCGCCGTCATGCGCGCTTCGCCTTCCGTGGTGATTTGCGCAGCCTGGGCATATGCCGATTCCTGTGCCTGCAACCACGTTTGTAGTTGCTGCTGCGCCTGATCGAGCTGCATGTACTGTTGCTGCATACCGCCGAACGTGCCGGATAACTGGCCGCCAGTTGGCGACATATTTCCAACAACACTCTTCACTGAGGAAGGCAGTTCTGCAGATGTGTTTTTGTAGATATTGGCTCGGGTTTGCTCGTATTCACCCGGAGCCAGCTTACCTGTGGATTTTGCTTTTTCCAGCAATGCCAAGCGTTCGCGCAGCAAATCATTTTGCTGCTCATCCTTCGCTTTAACTTGCTCCTGCATTTTCCGGTAATCATCGAGCGTTTTTACCTGATTCTGCAAAGCCTCCTGCTGTTTATACGCCTGTAAAATTTCCTCAGAACGGGACAAAAGCGATTTCTGATCAGCGGTTAGTTGGGATTTCGATTTGAGGTCAGCGATCTGCTGTTCAAACTTCACTCGCGCCTGTGTTGCACTGGTTAGTTTGTCGCTGGCGTCAAGTTGCGACTGCATAGCGACTGTCTGCTGGTTAATCTGGTCAAGTAACCGTGTCGCTGCGTCTTCACTGTACGCCTTCCCCTTCGGCGCTGTTGGCGATTTAGGGTCTTTATACATTTCATTGATGCGCGAGATATTTTTCGCGTACTGATCCGCGCTGATAGCCCCGGCATCCAGAAACTTTTTCTGCTGCTCAATAGCCTTATTGCGTTTATCAGCATTCGACAGGAACTGCTGGTTGACGCGATCCGCATCCTGCTGGGTTTTAATGCGTTGCTGCTCTGCCTTATTTGCTTCCGACACAGCACCATTGACATCAGCTTGCGCTGTCATCGTGAGTTGCAGGATGTTTAACTCCTGCTCAAGCTCCTTACGTCGGGCACCAAAAACAGCTTTCCCACCAACAGCGTTATCGATCCAGTCCAGTTCCTTACGAATTTGTGCAACGCGTTCATTACCGCCAGATTCTCGCCCAACATCAAGCATGGCATCCCAGGCGCTTTTTGCGGCTCCAGCCAAACCATTCCATGCTTTTTCCAGCAGGCCAAGATTCTGTTGAATGTCAGTTGCACGCTGCTGCATGGTGTTTGCGTATGCGTCTGTAGCGACGCGCGCCGCTTCCTGCTGATTTCCTTCATCCTGAAGGGCTTTGATCTGGTTGTAAGTCGCCAGTGTCAGGAAGTGATACTGATCGTTCAGTTTGGTGATTGCCGCAACCGGATCGGCGGCAATTTTGTTGAAATCGTCCACCAATTTATCGGTCGCAATACCAGTGGCTTCACTCGTTTTAACAACGGCAGTTGTCACGCGTTCAAGCGAATCACCAGCAACCTTTCCAGATTCCACCAGTAGATTTAGCGCTGATGCTGCTTTGCCTGTAGTTGAGTTCGCCGCCACGCCAGCGCGCGCAGCTATGTCCGCCAGTTGACCCGATGTTTTCCCTACCAGGTTACCCGTCAGGATAAGTGATTTATTAAAAGCGTCCTGTTCCTGCGTGCCTTTGTAGTACGCCACTCCCAGCACACCGACCGCGGCAGCAGCCAGCGTAAAAGGATTGATCAGGCCCATCACATAAGAGCCAACGCCTTTAATCGCCGGACCGATGCCGCCGAACATATCTTTTAACTGCCCGCCCTGCTGCATCAGCACCATGAACGGACTTTGCCCGGTAGACAGGCCCACGACGATATCCGTCATCTGTGCGGGGATCATGCGCATCGCAAAAGCGGTTTGCTTTGCTGACATGCCAGTATTTTTCAGTTGCTCTGAAAACCCGGTGAGACGATTGCGGGCCTCTTCGATTTTTTTCGAATAGACATCAAAGGTTTCATCGTCCAGCATGCCTTTCGACTTGAATTTCGCGAGTTGCTGCTGTTGCTTATCCAGCTTATTTAGTGCTGAGTTTACCGGGTCAATGCGGTCCAGTAGCTCCGATAAAGCAGCTGATTCTTCTTCGGTCGCCTTCGTTACCTTCCCGGCGCTGGCCGCTGCTTTCTGCCCCCACTCAGTAAGCCCGTGAAGGGCGCTGGTCAGGCTTTCAGCATTTTTTTCTGCGCCGGTGCTGTCAATAATGACGGCGAGGCGGGATGTCTGTTCTGACATTGCGATCTCCGGGCATAAAAATACCCGGACATGCCGGGCTTATTGTTTCTGTTTGCCGTGTTTTTTCTGTTCCTGCGCCCACTGTTCACGCCATGCGTCATCGAGGGCAAATATGGCCGCGTCAAATTCATCACGATCAATGAGTACGGGACGCGCAGAAAGAAAGCGCTCAATATCATGAAGCGAGATCGGAAGCGGCGCGCCAGCCATCCCTGCATACAGCCGGGAGCGGGAAATAACGGAGTAAGCGTTGAGGATTTCTCCTGTCACACCGTCAATTTCAGGCTCTGGAATTGGCGGGAGTTTTAATTTCTCCCTTCGCCACTTTGCCTTTTCGCCCTGCTCCCCGCCGAACTCGCTCAGCCACTTCTGCGCTTCGATGGCTTTTTTACGGTTTCCTGCTTTTGCTGCTCTTTTCCCTGGGCGATGCTGGCGGCTTCAGCCAGAATTTGCCAGTAAATCGCTGGTTCCTGTTTCATAAGTGCAGCACCGCGTTCCGGCGTGTATTCGATCGGCACTTCTTCGCCATCGACAAGCTCACCGACACCCTTCCAGTCTTTCAGCAGGTAACGCGCGCAGTTGTCGATCAGCAGGTCATCAGCAGAGTCAATTTCCCCAACCGCTGACAGGCTAAATTCACTGGTTCCAACCTGGTAACTGGCATCCATCTTTTCAATATGGCGGCGGATAAGGGCATTACGTGAGCGGTACTGGTCGTTATCAATGCTGCTGACGAGTAGTTTCAGCCCTTCAATGGGTTTCAGATCTTTCAGCGGTGTAAACCAACGCTCGCCGCCAACATCAATTCGTGGGTTGAGGATAATCATTCGAAACTCCTGCATGAAAAAAGCCCGCGCCGCCATGCAGAACGGAACGGGCAAGGGAAAATTTATGGTTCAGTTACGGTAATCTCGGCGGTGGCGGTGAAGCCTCGCACTTTACCGGTTATCGTTGTGGTGCCGTCGCCAACTCTGTTTACCTGGCAGGTTTTTTGGCCTGTCGATACCACAGTTGCGACAGTCGGATCTGATGACTCCCACTGCACAGCATCAGTCGCACCAGCCGGAGTAAGGCTCGCTGTCAGCGTAACGGAAGTACCGACATCACCTGATGAAGTTGCTGGCGTTACGCTGATTGCTGTGGCTGGGACGGTAACAGCGCGGGTAATCGTCGGCGACTCGTCGGCCGCAGTGATATCCAGTTGAACCTGGATAATTTCGGTGTTGCCGCCATCCGGCCAGTCGCCAGCGACCTGCACTTTCGGGAAGTTAAACGTGTACTGCCCTTCGTCGTTCGCCAGCGTGAAACTGAATGGCACGGTTGCGCCGGTAAGCGTTTTGCTCCAGACCTCCCACGCAGCTTTAGACCATGAGAGTGTGATCGAACCTGACGGCGTAAAGGTAGTAGGGATGTTCGCCCCGGCAAACGGTGAACCGGTGCCGATACAGCGCTGCGTCTGGACGTTATTGTCGAACTGGATGTTGAAGGTATCGATACAGAAACCATCACCGCCGTCGATCCCGTTCAGGTTGATTGCTGTGACCTCTTTGAACGAGTAACGCAGTTCGCCAGCATTATCTGCGGGAGTACCGGTGATGTAGCTCGTATCGTCTGCTTTTGAACCCCAGCCCAGCCCGGCGAATGTGACTGTCGCGGTAACGTCACCGTCGTTAGGAACTTCCAACTGGAACACGCTTACCTGCGCGCCGCGAACAATGGAAGCAATACCAACGTCCGACGCGTATGTTGCGAGTGAGAAAGAGATGCGGTCATTCCCCATCGTCAGCACATTACCCGCCCACTCCGCACCAAAACACGAAGCCAGGAAGTCATCATGCTGGCCGTAGCGGAACTTTGCCCCGACATCGCCGCCTACATCGACCGTTCCCAGCGTAGCGCCTTGTGCCATTCGGGTGCCGCCAATCTCATCGTTGTCGTTGGTATTCTGGGATGGACCAACGCCCCAACTCGTACGTTTGAAAAGATTCCAGACGCCAGCAGGCGTAATTCCTGGAGTCGTCTCCCGGATAAAGGCCGAGAGTACCTTAGCGCCGCTCGACATGCGGTCACCTCCATCGAAGTTAAGCGCTACAGAGCGCGGTAAGGGATTTGTAGATTGAACTGAGACCAGCCATCCGTTTCGCCAGCGGGAACAGCGGATACGGCGAAATAACTGAGTTTTCCGTCATTCTGGAATTCGAATAATTCACGGAGTTTGTCGGCGGTCTGGCTTATCAGCAGAGAGCCGCTACCAACCGGAACGAATATCTGAATGATGAGTACGCCGGTACGGTGAACAACCGGGCCGCCGCCGATTTCATTAGCGCCGGCCAGTCCGGAAATATTGGTAAAGCGAGCCCAGATATCACGACCACTTGGGTCAAATACGGGTCCGTTGGGATAATCCACAGCATCAGAGGCAATAGCCGTCTGCGCCGTCATACGAGTGATAACAGCGTTACGAATTTCTGTGATGGTCATTTGTAGGCCTGTGTTACACCATTAAATGAAACCGCATAAACGCCTGCCGGTGCCTGCTTTGAGTGCCCGTTTTCAAGCGGTACGGAATAAGGAAGGTTTGACTGGATGTAGATGACCGAATAACTTGGTGCCGCAAGAATTGTCGACGTCCCGTTATTGATGGTGTTTGCGCCGTTTGGATCTGGCTCACGTGGAACATAATCACTTGGCGAACCGACACTCACGAAGTGAGATGCCCGGAAAGTCCCTGCGCGATAGCCTGGTGGTCGATAAATTTCCCCCTGTCCGCGCCTTAGCTTGCGTACGCGCTGGGGGCCGAATTTCCCAGCATTACTGCTGTACTCAGCATCGGCTAGACTGACTTTATTGCCTCGTTTAATCCGACGGTTACCGTTTTTGTCAGCGGTCCCGAACCGGTCACTACTCCGAAGGGCTTCATTGATATCATTAACCCGGTTGCGCTGCTGAACCTGTATACTATTGATAGCCCATATTTCAGGGTTACCGACCGGTGACCGAATAACGATCTCATTGAGCAATTGAATGGCTATAACGCGTTGCAGTTTTCCGACATTCTCTTCCACCTTGTCAGCGAATAATGCAGGGTCAAGACTCCAGGCCTTAGTCATCCCATACTCTCCGCCACTTGCAAAGAATCCGTTCAGGCACGAACAGTACGGCAAAAATTAGCGGCCATAAAAGCACGGCGATTACGCCATAAATAGCCTTAAGCCATACCGAGCCACCATCCCTGACGAGCAATACGGATACAAACTCGAAAAGACCGAGAGGCAGTCCGCAGATTAGATAAAGCAGAAGAAATTGCATTATGCCCTCCGCAACTGAATGGAATAAGCTGCGCCAGCAGGATCTGTTTCCACAGAAATAGCCTTGTATCGCTGTTGCTCACCAGTAACCAGGTCAGGCGCATCGATGATATGGTCAACTTTCGGCTTATCAGTCACCTCGTTCACAAGCGCCACCAGCTCAATATCACCTTTGAGGATGTTCAAGCCATCGATGCGCTCAACGCTGTAATCAGCCAGCACGCCACGTCCGGTATACGTAACAGTGGTTTTCCCTCCGGTTTCCGTAACGGGATCCCATCCTGTTTGAATCACATAGGAACCGGCGAACGCATTAACAGCGTCGGCAAGGTCATCGTCGAAAGCAGCGGCGATTTCTGCCTGAAGTTCGTCACGTAGTCCCACATCACCCCCTCACCAGCCTGATTTGTGACTGATTGACGCCATATGGCTTTAGTAACGCCAGAGCGAACTGCAAGTCAGGATCGAGCAATGCAGTGCTGTTGGTGGATAATTCGGCGAATGATTTCGACACACTGACGCCTTTAGCCTCGACCGATTTGCTGGTCACTACGCCTGAATCAGTTTTTTGCTGGTAAAGTTTTCCGGCTGCCGCAACCGACGAAACATACGCGCCAGCCTCTTTGACATCATCGGGAATGTCATCCGGACAAACTCGAAGATTCAATCCGTTCAGCCAGGCATTCGCCATTTTCACAGACTTCTCTTTTTTACTGGCATCGGTCCAATCGGCACCGAGGATTTGATCAACGTCCGCGACCGTGATGTAGGTGATCATGAATCACTCCTCTATGCGCCAGCCTGCCGCCTTCCAGTTTTCCACTTCGTCAGGATGCACATCTGCGGTGGTGGTCGCGCCGGGGAATGCCGGGAAGTCAGTGAACATAGCAACCAACTGAGCACCGTGCTGCTCCTGCTGCTCCTGCTGCTCCTGCTGCTCCTGCTGCTCCTGCTGCTCCTGCTGCTCAGAATTGTTTTTTGCCGCCAGTTCAGCAGCAAGTTTTTCTGCTGCTCGCTGAGCGCGCTGCTCTTTCGTCAATCCAGCCATAATCCCCCCAGAAAGAAAAGGGGCCGAAGCCCCTTGTGTAATGGTGTTAGCCCAGCAGCATTACCGCATGAGCAGGCTTAACGGAAGCGACACCCCACGCCAGGCCAACTTCATAACGCACCTGACGGTACTGACGATACAACGCAACCTGGAATGTGATGCCGGAGACGGGATCGGTTACATTCATCACGTCATCAGCGGTATCGCCACCATCTGGCATTGCCGGGGTACGCGAAGCCAGCAGGAATGCGTTACGGTCAAACGCCATATTCGCGGTGAAGCCGCCAACAACCGTGATTTCGGTGTTGTCCGCCAGATTCTGGCGCAGGCCCGGCGCAGCCAGAGTGATAGTTGTGGAAGTAGCTGCCGCAACAACATACTGGTTATCGTCGCCGTCGAAAGTAACAATCTGACCGGCGACGATAGCGCCCGTACCAGTATCGATGGCAATGATGATATCGCCTTCCTGTTTCGCGCCATTGACCAGATAGCCTGTCGCGGTAGCAGCTGGCGCACGCTTAACGCCCGCAGAGTTGTGAATGTTGAAGCCTTCCAGTCGGCCCAGCGTACCTTCACGAAGAAGTTGCTCAGTGCCGGATTCATTCACTTTGAACAGTACCGTCTGCTTCCCGCGAAGATTCGCGATTGCAGAAGAACCGAGAACCATTTGCAGGTTGGTAGTTGGCGAACCGTTGTCCTCCAGAACCTTGCGTGCATTAGCTGCGTCGGTCAGGTCTTCCTTCACACCAAACGGAGTTGTGCCAGCAGTACCAACAGCGCGAGAAGTGCCGTAGTAAAGTGCACCGAGATCAGCATCAACCTCATTTGACAGTGCGCGGAATGCCTGGGTGAACTGGTCAGCAAGAATGGTGTTGTAAGTACCAGCGGGACCGAGGGCCAGTTGCTCTTCACCATTCCATTTGACCGGGGCCATTTTGGATTTGGTGATTTTGACATCGACGGTGCCGATATTCTGATCGCCGGTATTCGGCGCAGACGGACCCGGCACGATGTCTTCGGTAACAGCAACCGGAGCAACCGGCGCAGTAACGGTCTGGTCTTTCGCTGCTGCGTCTGCTTTGGTATTTCGCGCGACAGCAGGGATAAAGCCCACCTGCTCACGGGAAACGATATCCAGAGCTGTATAGATAGTCGGGATCAACCCGGTAAGGGTATTAGCCATTTTTCTGTGTTCCTTGAGATTTTATCGTGGATTGATTAGTGAGCTATCCAGCTCTGGCGCCAGCCACCATCCGGCAACTGGCAAATGCGATTAGTCGACGATGGTGATGCCTTCTTTCAGCGTCGACTGCTGCTCGACAGGGCTCAGACCTGTAAACGCATCGCGCTTCATTGTCTTTTGTCCCGCCTGATGTTGAGTTGGGCGAGAACCACCGCCGTTATTGCCGCTGGCTTTCAGGATGTGGTCTTTTTGCGGGTACTGCTCTACCAGGAACTCCAGAGCCTCATCGAATGAGGCAAGTTCGCCCGGTTTAGCGCGGGAATAAATTTTGTTGCCGGTGCCGTCATAGGCGACAACTTTACCTTCTTCGACTTTAAACGACTGGCCGAATCGGGCCTGAAGCAGATCGGCAGGGATGGCGATTTTATCGGTGATAAATTTGGAGCCGGTAAAACTACCACCGATCATCGAGTCGTACAGTTGGCCTTCCAGCGTTTTATTTTTATTGTTGGCCTCATCCAGTTGCGCCTGGAATGATTTGGTGATTTCGGCTTTCACCTGGTCAACAGCGCCAGCATCGATCAGTTTTTTCTGGTCGATTTTGGTCATCATCTCGATTGCTTCGAGCGCCTTTTTGGGGTCTTCAATACCGGAAAAAGCCGCAAGTTTCGTTTCAACGGCTTCTTTGGCTTCGCGATGGGATTTAGCCTCGCCATTCAGTGCCGAGATTTTGCTGACAGCCTGAGCAGCATCGAAGCCAATTTCTTTCCCGTCGTCATGCACGTAAACCGGCAGGCCGTTAGCATCGACTTCTGCGTAGTGCTTACCGTTTACTTCTACTGTCTTCAGTTTCATGTTGTTACCTTTGATTTGGTCATCCGACCGTTGCACCGCTCACCATCCGGATTGCGGCCATAAAAAAGGCCGCCCGGAGGCAGCCTGTTGTGATTTATTGAAGATTAAAGCCCTGCATCCCTGAACGCCTGCGCGTCACGTTCACGCAACTGCGCCAGCGTCAGCCATTCGCCTTTGTCGGTGTAGAACTCATCAGGAGACATGCCACCATCACGAATCAACCGGGCGCGCTTCTCGCCAACGATTTGCTTCTGGCGATCGAACGACTGACGCGAGAACCATTCCTGATAGTTGGTATCTCCGGGCACAACACCATCCATGCTGGCGCGTTCCGCTGGCGGGATATCGCGAACATCGATACCCAACTCTTTCGCTGATTTGAGGATGAAGGTTTCAGTGGAACGACAGCAGAAATGAATTTTTCCAGGTCCCTGCAAATACGGAACTTTATGCCCAATCGGCTTGTTATCCAGCGTGTACTTAAGGCGGTCGCGAATCCTGCACATCTGCGTCGTTCGGTTATCCAGGGTGGAAAGCCACTGCTTACCCTTCATCAGGTCGTTATTGGCGTCAGCAAAGCTGTTACGTGCCGTCGCCGCAAGATGCCCCACCGCCGTTTTCGCGATACTGGCGGCATTTGCTCGACTCATCTGTAACGCGCCATCCTGATAGCCACGATTAGCGTGGCCGCGCACCTTGCGCGCAATCTGCTCGTTTGTATCTCCCAGCAAAAAGCCCTGCCGCACAGCGTTACTGATGCGGTTGAGGCGATCCGCTTCGAGGTTTGACGCCCATTCACTGAGTAATCGCCCCTGAAATGGCTGCGCCATTGCCGCAGCGTAAACCGCATCAGGAGAGATACCCACCAGCGGATGAACGTCGGTCACGAACTCCGGCAACAGCGCGTCAAAAAGGCTCAACTGATATCCAGCTTCATGTTGCGCCAGGTCATTCAGTTCAGTAGACAGGCTGGAAAACATGCCGTTTATCGCAGTGCGGTTAATTTCCCGCACGCTCGCCAGCAGTGCTTCAAGACGCGTGACCGTAAAGCTATTCGGCTCTATGCCATCCATCGCCACCAGCAGGCGCGCCGTCAGTTCAGCATCACTTTCGTTGAGCAGTTTTACCATTCGACTGGCAACGCCGGTACTGTAACGACTAATCCAGAGAGCGTGCGCTATGGACTCGTCACGCAGTTGGTCGTTAACCGTTGCCATTGTTACCGCCCATCAGCGTTACCTGCTGGTTTTTCAGCTCGTCGATCACATCATCCGGCTTCGCGTCAGGATCGATGAATTTAAGCGCCTGGAGCACGCGAACGGCATCAACCTGGCGGATGTCGCCACCCTGCCGCAGGGACTGAACGGCCATAGCAGCAGATGAATCGAACGTCTGAGCCGTAACATCCAGTTCAGTGCGCACATCAACATTGCCGCCATCACTTTCACCAATCCACTCAGCCATGATTTGCAGAATGTTATCAAGTGCATCCTCCAGCGAACTCGCCATGGTGTACAGAGGCGAGTTTTCCTGCATATGCTCTTCATGCGTCTGGTCGTCAGATTTTGTTGATGTGTTTTCTGCGCGCAGCAGTTTCGCGCCCGCCTGGCGCATCTGATTTTCCAGATCATCCAGCGATGTTTTGCCGGATTCAATGGCAGCGCCGGTGTGCTCGGTGTATTCCATACCCTGCTTTGCGCGGTCGCTGAATTTAGTAGCGCTGGATGAGCCAATGACCAGTTCCTGATCGTCTTCCAGACCAAAAACTGACAGAAGCGGAACACGCACAACATGAAGAATGTTGTCCTGCTCACTCTGGCTTTGCCAGTGCTTGATGTTCAGCAATGCCAGATTTAGCAGTGGCGGAGAACCGCGCATAAACCCGGTTTTTTTGGTGTAGAGCGTTACAAGGGTAATGTCGTCGCGGCTGGTTTCCCACTCTTCATAAAGAGTCCAGGTGGACTCCCCACCATCACCTTTGTTACGGCGCCAGATTTCCACTTTACGCGGCATGATGTGGCGGATCTGCTCAACTTTGGTTTGCCCGAAGTCGTCACCATCCACGACAATGACTTCTTTTACGCGCAACTCAGTGAGCACAACTTTTCCGCTGACAACCTTTGATTTCCAGCCGATCACCTGCCGAGGATTAAGCATCGTTACATACGGTCGACCACCAGCAGCCTGCTCGTCAGCTTTTGTGCGGATTTCTTCGGCGTTGGTGCGCGGGTAATCCACCAGTGCATGTGCGAGACCATACTGAAACGCCAGGCTAAAGAATTGCTGTGCCCAGACATCAAGGCGGCTGCCTTCCATATCGATGTTTTCGGCATAATCTTTGATTTTTTCCGGCGTTTTTTCGCTTAACACGGTTGGCTCAGCAAATACACGCCCGGTATTTTGCTTAATGCTTTCTTCGTAGGCCGGGAGCAGCGTCGCAACAGACAGGCGTTTCTTATAGTCCTCTTTATCCTCGCGCGGCCAGCGAGGTAGGTAGGCTTCGCCCTGCCGGCGCATTTCCAGCGTGCCGCCCATCAGTGCATCGTTAATGTCCCACGCCTCAACCATGTCGTTATAGTCGAGGTTGGGTGTCGAAATATCTGGCATGGTTTACATCCGAAGTTTGGTGACTTTGCCGACTTTCTTCGGCGGTGAATGCAGAACTTCATAACGAGTTCCGTCCCAGTCGTGATCTTCCTGCTGCGTGTCAACGTCATCAGGATTTTTGCTGTCGCGGACGAGTACAGGAATACGGCTTATCCAGCCACGGCAGTAATCAAAAACATAAAACGCGGGTTTTTCTGGTATCCCGGATTCCAGTTTTTTACCTTCGACAACCGCCTCCAGCATGTCGGCAAACAATGCGGCGCCATTAACACGAGAGCCGGGCTTTTTGTTGGCCTCAACCCATTTAACGCCCTGCACTTCCATTTTCTGAGCGATTGAAAGTTCATCATCGCCAGTGTTGTAGATCGCGCTGTCGGCCGGGCCGGGAACAACCTTTTTGCAGAGACCTGGCATAATGTTGAGTTGTCCCTGAGTGACGCCATCGAGTTTTATCTCGTCAGGTTCGTCAACTTCCTGGCCTGTTAGCCTCTTATCAATCCACGCAACGCCTTTTGCGACGTTGGTAGATGACATGTTCAGCCCTTTATTCAGTTCGTCAGGCGGGCAACCGTACCACTCGCCAATCAGAATCAGAGACCCGGCGGGCGGGCAGAATTGACGCCCATCCGGCAGCGTCGCGACAGTGCCATCCGTGCGAGCCCACCAGAGATTAGAGAATGGTTTCGACTCCCCCCAGTCATGGGAACGGTCAACGGTCCAGCTATCCGGTATGCGGAACGGCTTAATGACGTGAAGCGCCTCATTCCATAGATGGTCAAAGCGTCCGCCGCTGGTCACATCCCATGAACCTTTTACCCACGCCTTGCGGCGGTTCGGGTCTTTGATGGACATCAGCGTTGCGATGTACTGCGGATCCAGATACGGGTTCTCTTTGAAAGAACCGTGTATCGCGACGCGGGTTAACGTGATCTCTTCTTCCCGCTCGGTTTGAGGGTTGAACACTAATTGTTTGTGACGCTGCACAGTTCCGCGCGGTGCCGGTTCGATAAATCGTTTTTTTACCCAGGTATGACCGATGCCAAATGGGTTTGTCGTGCTGAATACTTCGAGTGGGATCGGTTTTAGCAACGATCCATCTTTTCGCGGATAGTCTTCAGGCCGGAACGATGAGCGGCGACACGAAAACATTGCTTCGTAGAAATCTGAGTTAGGTTGTTTGGTCAGCTCGTTAAAGCCGATAAACGGAAATTCCTGTCCGTGGAAGTTCCAGTAATCATCAGCTTCACTTCCGAACCGGAACAGCAGTTCTTCACCAGTAGGCCACACCCATCGCAATTCACTCGCAGACCGAAGAAAATTTGCCCCGTCGCCGAACAGGTTATACATACGCTTAGACTGCGTGATGATGTCTGCCAGGTTCTTATACTCAGTGTCAAAAATGACACCGCGCCAGAATGAACCATAACCGACACCGACATTACGGCGAAAACGCGCCAACTGCGCAGCGGTTTTGCCTGGTCCGCGCGTTCCCTCGTAGAGGATCTCATTACATGGGCAACTCAGCGAAAGAGACTGTGATCCGGGCAGAGGCTTCCATACAGCCTTGTAATTCATCCACCAAGAACCTCATTTTGTTGTTTCTGCGCAGCAGCTTCCCAATCGTCAACGTTGTCACACGATGGAACGGGCATAACGTTGTGAGTCGATATAACGTTCTGTTCAACCTTCTGCTTGTTGGTATAAACGTCACCGACCTCTTTCGCAGCCTGTTCGAGAAGCTGGGCCGTCATGCCGAGGTTTTTCATGTTCTCGGCGGTCACAGACATTCGTTGCAGTACGCGAAGCCGATAAGCCTTATTAGCAATCGGGATTTCTGCAATTTCCGTCTGGAAGCGCTCGCGGGTTTCGTTGAACATCTCCACCCATTTTTTCGCCAGGCCTTTGCCGTTAGCTTTTGTCGGGTCGTGGGATTCAACCTGCTGACGGGGGATCGTGATGCCGAATTCTTTTTTGACAGCCTCCACCACCTGAGAAGGGGTATCGAAGCACGCAAGCGATTGAACGATGAAGGCTTTGACCTCACCTTTTAATGCCGCCATAGCTTACCTGCCCGTCATAATCAGTCATAAAATCAAGCCAGTTTCAGCATGCACGTTCCGCACGCTCTGGCGATGTTAAGTTTTGCCACCTCTGCAGGTTGATTGGCTGCGTCCACCAGTTCTTGCACGTCGGCGCTAGCACCATATCGGCGTACGACACCGACAAATTCCTCGACGTCATGTCCGCGCAGTGTGAGCACTGGCTGCCCGGTCTCTTTGTTGAACTTAGGCGCGCCGTAGTCATCGGTAGCCTGGGCTATGTGGTAAAGCTCATGCTCTACCAGCGCGCAGAAGTCGAGGTCACTGCATTGTGAACAGTAGTCGGCTGCCAGCGTGATGATGAATTTCGGAATGCGCCCGAACCATTCATACATCTGCTGTTCCATTCTGGCCTTCTGCCAGCCGCCGGCGCGGAGCATTACCTGTTCGGCCTGGCCGAGAACGTAGCGCCCTTTCTTCGCGAACGAATCGGACGCCCACATGAAGCAGAGATCAGCCTCTAAAAGGTGTCTGTGGTCAGGGTTATGGATGCTGCCGGTATCGCTGATGATTTGTCGGTTTATCCACTCATGCACTTCGTTTGCGGGGATCAGCCTGGTGTATGGCTGCCAATTTCCGGAGTCGATGAAGTTAACTGGAGGATATGGCCTGTGCTCATCGTCGTTATCCATATCTTACTCCGTTCATTCGATCGCTATTTAAATGTGATTTGCTCCTCATGATTTGCTCAAAATCACTTAATAATTCCTACTTTTAGTCGATTATTGAAGAGTTTTCATAAGGAGGAACCATGGGTATTGAAGAGAACTTGCTCGAAACACTGTTAAAGCATGATGTTTTCCATAATGAAGATGGCAAAGTATCAGGCATTGCCAAGCTTGCTATCGACAAAGGATATGCAACTTTATCGCCGGCACAAAAGAGAGTATTACAACCGTTTATGAGTCATGGTTGTGAGGGTTATACCGATCCTGGTGGACATCACAACGGTTGCGGAAAGGTTCTTGAAGGCGCAGAGCTTGATGAAGCTTATGAGCATACCTGGGAGCATGGCGGCTTAGTCTGCGAAGACTGTCGCGAACAAAGTGATTATGACGATTACCGTCGCGATAAGTTCATGAAAGACTAATGTTTCGGCCTATCTAACGGTAGGCCTTTTGCTTTTTCCTTCCTTTACTCACTTTCTTCTGTTGACTGGTTGGCCTGCTCTGCCGGTACTGGCGTGAACTGCACGAGCTTCACATCAGCAGGAGCGAAATACAGCCACTCGCCCGTTTCGGTCGCAAGCGGCACAAAGCCATTAACCATCTCAGGCTGACTCCTGGTCATCTTTCCTGTGAAGGTTTCGCCTGTTTGGGTCGTGAGGGTGATTGGTAGATGGTGGTCATATCTAAGCCCTTACATTGTGTGCTTAAATGCTATGTTTGGAAACGCACTCAGATAAGGAGAAAAAATGAACCCTGCTATTTTTGTTAAAATATTTGGTAAAGTAGATATCTCAAAGCTTTTCCTTGCCATTGACCAAAATGAAGATGAGTTAGGTTCTGTATTGAGAATTCATCTTATGTGCGAGCGTTTGCTTGATGCATGGATAGCTGCACACCTTGATAACGACAATTTGTTTCAAAACTCAGCCAGCGAAAAAATTAAATTTAACCCAAGCTATGCGATGAAACTTGGGCTAGCCAAGAAACTTGGGCTGCATGAAGGCCTGTGCTCTTGCCTTCAAACAATCAACAAAATTAGAAACAGTTTTGCTCACCGTTATGATTGTGATCCTCTCTCAGAAAGAGACATGCACTCGATGGCTGGCATACTCAAAGATATATCGCTACCTGAGAAGGTCAAGAGTGTAGATGACGTTGATTTCACGATCATTGATAACGATGGACAGGAAACAAAGAGATATTCTTTTAATGATGAAAAAACCCCAAATCGCATCCGCCTTACTATTATCTTTGCCAACATTCTAGCAAGAATTCTCTCTATTGTTGGAGAGAATTTAAAAAAGAATCCATTAGGTTTCAAATATTAAACTAATAAACAAGATTTTATGTTTTTCATAGAAAGATCATAGAATGGAGACTGTATCAGAACTTAAGGAATAAGGAGCTATTTTAAACACTGTATATTGATATATTCTTGCAAGGTTCTTAAGGCTGTTTGGTCTTGCTTGATACCGGACCGGATACCGAGAACGTTTCGTCCAGCAACTGGAGAGAGTTCGACGGAGGCATCATTGCCCAAGCTGGAGGTGCTGGTGGTTTTGGTCGAGGCTGGCACTGGACAGCGGCCTTTGACGAGCACCCGACCGCCATTATCAAGCTTGCGCTGCAGAGCATCATTTTCAGTTTTCGCATCTGCCAACTCCTTCGTGTATTTGGAATCCAGCGCAGCGACATCACGCTGGCGGGTTTGCATGTCTTTGATGGTGTCGTTCGCCAGGGTGAGTTTCTCAATGGCTTTGTCACGCTGGTCTTTGTAGGTGATGGCATTGTCGCGGTAGTGATTAACCTTCCACGTCAGCACGGCAATTACAGCCAGGATGAAAGCGGGAAGCCAAAGCTTTTTCACCAATGAGATGATGACCATGTTCATGATGCAGGCTCGTTAACTTTCCCGCCGGCAGCCTTGAACTTAGCAATCAGCGAATCGGCTTTATGTTCGAACTGGCCGTAACCAGCGCCGGGAAGTGATGCCCAGATATTGCTGCAACGATCGATAGCCTGGCGAATGTCGCCGCGGTCAATCAGAGGCAGCGCCCCGCGCTCTTTAATTTGCTGGAGAGCAACAGCGTCCTGGTTAGCTGGAGAGAAATCATTCAGTCCAAGCTGCTTGCGATACGCATCCCAGTAACGCGCCAGTAGTTGATAGCGCCCGGCAGCAGTAGATTTAAGTCTCGGATTCAGCGTAATCAGTTTTCGCGGGTGATCGGCGTAATCAGTAAACAACGATCCACCAACAATTACGTCGTAACCGTGGTTTTTGGTCGGCTGCCGTCCGTTGTCCGTACCTTCTGACCATGCCAACATATCCAGAAACGCTTTACGCTGAGGGTTAATTGTTTGCATTTTTCATCCCCGTCAGGCGTTCCCAGAAGTAAGTAAGAGCGACAGAACCCATCGCACCACTGATACCAGACGCTGCCAGAATCATGTAGAAGCTCAACCCGCTTTCAACGCTGACCAGCCCACCGATAACACCTGTGAATCCGGAGACGGCGATCTGAGCAAGCGCATTTATCCAGCTCCATGTTGCCTTGTTCTGTTTCACGTCTATCAGGTAGCGTACAAGGCCGCCCCAACAGGCGAGCACAAGAACGACAATCCAGGACAACCCGGCAATGCTCTCTTTATCTTGCATACGTTTAGCCATATCACCTCCGAAGGAACGGGGTGCTGTTTGTAGTAAGGGGTCAGGCCCTCGGGCTGGATTTAACAACGAGGCATGTCGATGATGATTCCCGGGGCCTGAAATAGAAAAAGGCCGCCGAAGCGACCTTAAGGAAGTAAAACTGTTATTGTCAGATGAAGTGGATCAAAGCCGATTAAGCGAAGCGATTGAGACTTTTTGAAGCACTTCTTTTTCTGTATTTGCCTCAATAATTTCTGAGAAGACACAATCCGGGTCATCAATCATATGTTTCGATCTTGCTATTTTCGCCTTATCTCGACATAAAAATTCATCTGACACATTCAAATGCTTACCTGTTGGCATGCTTTTCGGCTTGTATTGGTACACATAGTAGAAGCCCATATTACCCCCTGTAATTTTGGCGCTCTACAAATATACCATCTAAATGCAAAAGCCTCGCACGATGGCGAGGCTCTTAATTCTTTGTCGACCTACGAGGCTATGGCGACGATATCAGATTTACATAAAATATATGCGTTTCAGTTCGGTTTTGCAAGACTTACATCTAAATTTGTCGTCTTTTGTTGTGAACGTGATCGCGTTACGGAGATTAGCGCACCACTATCAAGTCGCTTAAAGGTGTCACGCATTGCCAGCCAGTGAGGCAGATACGTTTCCGTCCAGGTCGATTTCGCTACGCCAGCCAGTTCTGCCAGTTTCTGGTATTCGTAGGATTCCTTACCAGCCAACTCAGCTTTGACGTCCTGTGCCGCCAGCCATATAAACTTCTTCAGGCGCTCCATGGTCTTGCCAGCGACCTTCTTCGATCCGAGTAGCTCCCGGAACTCAACCCACGCCCACTGAGTGATCGCCACATGGTACTCGAAGCGGAGGTTTTCGCTGTAGTTCCAGAGCAGCCAGGCTTTCTGATGGTCTTCCAGTGACAGGACAGCGCGGCGCCATGACGCAGTGCCGAACTCTACCGGGCTTACCAGCGCGATGGATGATCCCTTGGAGCGGGATTGGCTACCGCTCATAGGTGTGCCGTCTGGGTTAACCATGCGCTTTTTCTGCACGTCATAAACTTTCTTCCGGCCACGGCTGCGCGCCGTTGCTGTGAATTGCGCATTTTCAGCGAAAGCTACCAGTTGCCCTTTCGTCGCCCCGCTCAGATCTGCGGTCGCCACAATGAGTTGCTGACGTACGTATTCAAGTTGCTGACTGTTCATCGCGCGGCTCCTGATGAGTGATATATGCGAAAGAAGTTACGAAGAATGCGGTAGTCAACAAGCACGGAACCCGGTCGTCGGTAGATGCGCAGGCGCTGCCAACGAGTGCGAGTATCTCGAGCGTTTCTGGCTTCATGCTGCCTCCTGCTTTTTCAGCTCGCGCAAATCTGCCAGAGCTGTAAGTCTGATGTCCTTCAGTTCTTCAACCGTCCACCGATGTGGGGTGTTATTGTTCTCGAGTGCCAGCACCAGCTCTTCGCCGTAGCGCTCCACCAGCGCAGCCCGGTATGCCTCGATGTTTCCGGATTTGTAGACGTTGCAGACGTCGCACTGAAGATGAATGTTGATTCGGGTGAAGCGCAAATGTCCGGCGGCGGCCGTGGTGCGGTAATGGCCGGCATGCCAGGCGAATGCCTTTTTCGTTCCACAGGAAATGCAGCCAAATCCCTCTGCAAGTTCTGCCTCGCGGCAAATGTCGTTTACGGCGCGCTGCGTAAGGTCAACCCAGTGTTTCAGAGGTTTTGTTGCGGCTTTACGCTGGCGCCATGCGGCACGCTCTTTCTTCTCGGCGGCGCGCTGATGTGTTTGCTCCTTGCGTTGCGCGGCTTCGCGAGCTTTTCTCGTTTGTTCTTTGCCGATCGCGCTGGCGCACTCGAAGCTACAAACAATCTGCCCATTGCGTACCGGATGAAACCACTGTCGGCATGCCTTATTGGCGCACTTACGGCGTGGTAATTTAGCCACGTGGCCTCCTTGCGGCCAGACGCAGCCATTTCTGATCCACCAGGTGGGAGGTGTAATCTTTGAGAGTGGGTATTTCTGACGGGCTCAGTTCCGGCTTACGCTTGCTGCGTGTCGGTACTTTGTAGATGCCGCCATTCATGACGCGGTTGATGAGGTTAGCCACGGTGACCTCCGAAGCGGGAAGCCCATTCCATAGCCAGGCGAGATTCATCACCCCAGCGGACGTTGCGCTCGGCACCAAAGGCATGAATGAGCTCGATGAGGTCACGCATTTGGCTGACACTCATCTTGCTGGTTGACTGCCCAAGCACAACGAAGCCGTCACCAGCCAGGTTAGGCACAACTTCCTGCTTAATCAGTGCGGCGGTGAAAATATGTTTCCACGATTCAGATGAGAGCTTGCGTCCATGCCATTCAACCTGGCTACTGACGTCGCCCAAAATGGCCCAAAGTTTGGCATTCTGGTCGATAGAGCGCGTCATCTCTTTTATCTCAATGACGACAGGGCGTTTCTCGTCGATCTGCAACTGGTTGATCGCATTGATGGCATTGGCGCGGATGTTAGTGTTGCGTAGGAGATATTGCTGCTTCATACGCCACCTCCGAGAGGTAACGCAGAATGCAAGAAATCGCAGGTGCATTTCTGCATCTGTGACTGGAGAAGTGACTTCAGATTTTGTGTGCGCATAAACGTCCCCGTTTAGCGCAACCCCATCGCCGGGTGTTCAGGCCGACGTTAGTTAGATTATGGCTGGTTGATTATGGAAAATCAAAGTTATTCATCAGGCAGGTCAACGACAAATTCACCATTAACTTTTTTTATCGGAAGCGGCCCTGCTGATGAGTAAATACCAGGGTCTATTTCTGACATAACCCCATACACCCCTGCATGATCAGGACTCTCCCTAACCTCGCATTGTCCGCAGCCAACTTCTTTACCATTACGTCTAAAACTAACTCTTTGCATATGGCTTCCCATTGAAACCTCTCTTCTGAGCTCTGGTTACTTTTTAGCGTTCTGATCTGCCATCTCAACATAACGAGGATCAGATGGCTTCGATAAAGTTATTGACGCTTCCCGGTAAAACTTCAACCTCTCCAAAAAATAATCTCGCAAATGCTCGGGCTGCTCGAGCATCATAACCTCGGGGATAACCATCATGTTCAGATGCTCAATCTATGCGATGTCAGATGCTGTATGGTCAACGTTACCTTGTTGGGCTACTAAGCTTATCGATGCGAGGCTGAAATCATAATTCATTTCACCTCCAACCAGATCAATAGAAAGGCCCGCAATGCGGGCCTTGGTTTAAATCAGGTGGTGCGTTCAGGCTATTACTTTATGTTCTTGTTCTGCCATATTGGTTACCTTACTTAAGGTGCAGCGAACCTACTCTTAGTTCCTATTACAATTTATCCATGGAATTTGTCACTAACAAATCGGAATGTTCATACATCGTCTGCTTGACTCCATGACCCAGAGTGTATAGGAAGATCTGTCGCCCTTCTTTTCTAGCAAATTTTATAATTGGTACAAAATCTGAATCACCAGTCACCAAAGCATATATAT